CTTATAAGATACTTAAATATCTATCGGAAGGTAAAGTAACCGATGCTGACTTGACAATTAGTAAAACAATAGAACTACTAGCAAAGAAAGAAGGTAAAAAAAATGGATATAAAAACGGAAAAAGTGGTTAAGAAAATATGTGAGGATTGTAAGGGTAATGGATTTATCCGGGTCCCTTACAAAGAAGCTTATGAAGAGATGTGGGCTAACTGTGATACATGCGAGAATGAAGGAGAAATTGTAGTTGAAAAATATAATATTATATAAGTTATATAATAAAATACATGGTGTTGCCGGTGCGATTAATTCATGGGCCTGGCAACGTAGTGTCCACTATTTAAGAAAGATGCAAAAAGAAAGGAAACAATGATTAACGTAGAAATACATAATGATGACAGACAAAAAGCAGTTGAAGTTTTAAAATATAAAAACTTTGGTAACCGTAGTTCTGGATTCAATGGTAATTATGAAAAACAATATACAGGTTTAATTGGAGATTTAACTGTGCATCGATTGTTAGAAATGGATCCTCCAAATTATAATGAGGGTAGAATTGATACTGATATTTTAGTGAATGATAAAAAGATAGATGTAAAATCTATGCTTCGTAAACACGATATGAGAGATGATTGGGTACATAATTTTGTTGGCTATCAAAAAGAAATATCTTCTGATGTTTTGTTATTTGTAAATATAAATCGTAACACAAAGACCGTACAACTTTGTGGTTGGTTAGATAAGAAAAATTTTTTAGACACTGCTGACTTTTATAACAAGGGAGATCTTCGAACGAGAGATGATGGAACTTCTTTTAAAACTTACGCACCACTCTATGAGATAAAACAAGAGAAGTTAAATAAATTAAATGATATCAAGGATTTAAAAAATATATGAAAAGAAATAATAATTATATCTACCCAAAAACGATTCGTGAGATGATAGATGGTAAGCGCCATTATGAAATCAATGGTAATGAAAAGCTGCCATCGGTTACCACAATTTTATCCGCGACACAGCCAATCGAGAAGACCGAGTCGCTGAATGCGTGGAGATTAAAGGTAGGCGAGGACAGTGCGACGCGGATCGTGGATGAAGCAGCTGCACGGGGGACCGCGATGCACAAGATTCTTGAAAAGTATATTCTCCAAGAAGGTTATCTTGATTTAACAAATGTTGGTAAGCAAGCACACAACATGGCAATGCAAGTTATTCAACAAGGACTATGCAACGTGACAGAGTTCTATGGTAGTGAGTGTACTTTGTATTACCCTGGGCTGTATGCAGGCCAAACAGATTTAATTGCAAGTCATAAAAATGAAATGGCTGTAATTGATTTTAAACAAACTAACAAACCAAAGAAAAGAGAATGGATTGAAGACTATTGTCTGCAGTTAGCAGCATATGGTATGGCTCATGACTTTGTATATAAAACAGCTATAACTAAAGCTGTGATTATGATGTGCAGCAAAGATAATTACTATCAAGAATTTATAATCGAAGGTGCAGAGTACAGAAAATATAAACATAAATGGTTAAGGAGGGTTGATGAGTATTATAAAAGAAGACCAGAAAAAACTGGATAATATAGCTAACGCTTATTGGAAAACATCTGGAGAGATGAGAGAGATGTGGGGCCGTAAGTGGTATGAATTAATAAAACAAATAGGAAGGAAGTTAGATGAGGTTAAGAGATCTACAACAGATACTGGATCAGTTCACTAAAGGTCAGAAGGGTACTATGATATCTGATTGTCCAGTTTATATTGAAACTATGACAGGACATTTAGAAGATGTTAGACGTATTGAAATACAAGAAAGCAATATAATTGGAGATGCAAACCCGGCTAGACTGGTAATCAAAGCAGATAAAAATGAATTATTTAGATCAAAAACATTTAGACAGAGTTAATATATCCCTTGGGAATGGGGTGGAAGCGAGAGTTGAAGCCCCATGCATATAGAATTGGTCAAGTATCCTGACGTATTTTTACGATCAGTAAGCAATGACGTGACTTTTCCACTAGATGATAAGACTAGTAGACTTATAAAATTTATGGCAAGAGCTATGTACCAAAATCATGGTATTGGTTTAGCTGCAATACAAGTTGGTTATCAACTTCGTATGTTTGTTATGGATTGCTCACGTAGTCAAAGTAGCTACAAAGCATATATTAACCCAAAAATAGTAGAGAAATCTGATGAAACATTACGTGATAATGAAGGTTGCTTATCTGCTCCAGGAAAACAAGGAGATGTTAGAAGACACATTAGAATTATTTTAAACTACAAAGATGAGGAAGGAGAAGAGTATACAAAGACATTTTACAATCTAGAGGCCAGGTGCATACAGCACGAGATGGACCATCTTGATGGTAAACTTTGTATTGATTATGAAAAAGGTGACTATAGTCGGGACAAACATAAGTCCCAAACAATGGTCGAATCTGATTTTAGAGCTAAATCTGATTCGTAAACAATGGAATCCATATGCGCAATTTGAATTGCAAGGCACTGGAGTCAAGAAAATCATCAAACATGGCACAAATGTGTTCAAAGACAAGTAGTGTGCCGTGCTATAAGAGAAATTCTAGGGTAATTTTTTTTTTCAGTGATCACTTTTTATTGGTGGCACAGATGGCACAGTGTTTTTTTGAGCTATTATCGTTGGTATTATTGACTAATAGGTGTGCCAAGGGGGTTGGCACAGGGTGGCACAGTCAAATAAGGGTTGATTTTACTGGGTTTATTGCTTATGTACTCGGCGCGCGAAGCAATTTTTTTATTTTTAAAAACTTTTTTGCCCTAAAATTTCTCTTATAGTATAAGATTCCTATGAAACGTCTAAAAAAATCTAAATATAAATCTGTAGTCATCAAGAAGAAAAGATATTATTTCTACAAAATCACGTGGTTGGATATCACCGGTGACAGCGGGCACGCAGACTTACATTCAGCATTAGGATTCATGCCATCAATAATGGTAACACATGCATACTTATTGAATAAAGATAGTAAAAATGTTAGAACCTTTGCAAGCTATGAAGAGAGTGATGAATTATTCTCTGATAGAAATGTATTTCCGAAAGGATGTATAACTAAAATGGAGAAAATAAAAATATGAAAAAAAAGTTAAAAAAACTAGAACCAGGTGTTATGAAAAGTGTCAGAAAAATGATTAAAAAAGCAAAAGCAACTACAAGAGACAAAGCTAAAGTAAAAAAAAAATAAGTGAATAATAAAAAATTTAGTTATGATGGTAGATCAAGACCTACCAATGATACGTACAAAAAAGAGTTCAATAGAATCTTTAATCCTACATTGACAAAGAATATGCCTAATGTAAAATGGGACCAACTTCCACCAAGGAAAGGACCAGACTCAAATGGAATACAAACCAGTTATAAACAAGTGGGCACTAGTAAAAAAGTTTCCAAGAAAAACATTTAGTAAAGTTTTAAATATAATTAATCAGAATCAGGGCTTGACTCTTTTGGTAATTCTAGTTCTTCTAGTTTTACATCTTCCGGCGTAATATTTATAATTTCTTTATTGTCATTTATGATTTTGTGAAGTCTTTCTTTGATTTCATCTGGGGTCATGTTATCTACATTACCTGTCATAACTAACTTCTGATCTACATATAGTCCACCAGCTTTACCACGTGCAACTTCAGCATTTACTGCTGCACTCCAGGCTTTGTTTTCTAATGCTTGGTTTCTTATCTGTGCTAGTTCTGATATGTGCCTTTCAAAACTAATACCATATTTTTCTTGTATTTCTGATCGCAGTTCTCCTATATACTTGACTACCAATGGAGACACTTTTGGATTTCTTAACTCTGATGCAGCTTGTCTGGGACGTGTTTTGTAACCTGCTTGAAATGCTGCTTCAGCTGGTGAAAGCCTGCCTTCGTTATATACTAATAACTCTGCAAACTTTATTTGTCGTTCTGTTAATTTGGCTGGTACTCCCATAATGTTTGACTTATAACGTAATCTAACGTATCAGTCAATTGTGAGAATAATACTAATATTTATACTGCTATCCGGCTGCGTAAAGGATTATGATTTGAATCCTTGGACAACAGTTTTGAAACAAGTTTATAAGGCTTCGTACGATGAAACCAGAGTCAAAGTTTTGGCAGATTATTAAAAAAAATACACCCAAAATACAGTGGACAAGACTAGAATCTTGGTCCTCTTTTGGTACACCTGATCTGTTGGGATACAATGATAATTGTGGTTTTTTCATGGTTGAAATGAAGATAGCAAGGGGGCCTAAAATAGTGTTTTCACCACACCAAAAACTGTTTCATCAAACCAGAACTAATCGTAACTTTATCATAGTCCAGGAGGCCTCTTCTGGACTAGTAAAACTTTATGAGAGCTCCGCGATCCACGGTCTCCTGACCGATCATCGCGAAACGCCATGCTTGGCGCTTGACGATTGGGACCACATTCAACGCTTGCTGCTTGCAGCTTCACCTAACGCTTGAAGCTTGTTGCTTGTAGCTTGAAGCTTGTCGCTTGCAGCTTGAAGCTTGTCGCTTGCAACTGTTGGCGCACGCCCGCCGCTGTCCGTCGACTGCTTTGGGCTAATGGCCGTCTTCTCTCGAGAAGCTCGTAATTTTTTATAATAATTAGGATGTTTAAATTCGTGCATTAGTGTTTACCATATGAAACTACTTTTACAGCAGGATCCCAGCATTGTCGACAGTCGCCACACTTGCCGCCCTGGCTCGGAGCTGGGCAGCTGGCGTCCTTCAATACTACCATCGAAGAGTTAGGCCAGGTTGTGTTTTCTTGTCCAATCATTGGAGGGGAGAACCTGATCACCAGGTTAGCTGGTGCTCTGTCCAGGTGGTCCTTCACCCACGCTTCGCGCGTCGGCATCCAGTGCTTCGTTGCTGGTGTGAGCTTGCATACTTCAAAAATTTTGTTTAAGTGGTCCAGGTCCTGGACGTCGCCGGCGTCGTGCCATCTGAAATATTTCTGTCTTTGAATTTGTGCAACCATTGCAGCTGTCCAGAGCTCGTTGTTCAGGCTGGCCAGTCTCACGTATTGCGCGGCCTTAATTGCTTTGTATCTTGTGTAGTTACCCTTCAGGGCGTAACACATAGAACAAACTGAATTTTTAATTTTTCTTAATTTAGATCCGGTCTTACACTCCCACGCTGGCAGGCTGTAAGATAGGCCAGGCATTTTTGAGGTTCGAGTCATGGACCCGGTGATTGCTGCTGCTTCTTTTACTTTCATATTATCCTTTCTGTTTACTCTTATATAATCCCATAGTCACCAATTGTCAAGTGCTTGCTGCTTGTAGCTTGAAGCTTTTATTTTTTATAGTTTAGAATGATTTTTAGAATCATTCTAAACTGCGCTTGCAGCTTGACGCTTGTAACTTAATTCATATGAAACCAGCCGCGTTCCGTCGACGTACTAGCGGCCGGCCAAACTCCAGGTCGCTAGGTTTTACCCATGATCGCTAACGTACAGGGAAATGCTAGAAGCAAGATTTGGACGCCCTTGAGCTTTCAAAATTCTTTGATCAGTCACTATGCTACGCGGGGCCTGGAGACTGCCAGTTATCCAGTCTCATCGGGGGCCTATTCCAATAGTCTTCACCCGTGTTCTAGTGTTTATTCTCACAGTCAACAATGACTGATCCCAGAACAGTACTCTTCACACCTGATCATCACTGCAGTTTACAGGCACTAATAATACTGTTCAGGGATCAGTAGCA